GATCACATGAGGTTCTTAACAGTAACTCTTCTGTAGTAACGGTTGCTGTTAACACGGAGACGACCCGCACCAACGGTGGTTCCTTCAGCAAATGGGTTGGCAACAATACCGTAACGGGTCTTGAAGCCAATCTTGGGCTGGAAGTTGTTCTCACCAACGGCACGTACCATCTGCAGAGGTACGTATGGGCAATAGAACAGACCTGCGTCATAAGGTGAAGAACCCTTATAACCAACAACGTAGTACTGGTTAGCAGCACTATTTGCCGAATAAGGATCGATATAGACGCGGTACTTACCTTGGAGAACACCTGCGAAGGTGTTACCGGTGTCATCAACGTTGAGGTTTGCGTTGAGGGCAGGGGTGTAATCGAGAACACCAGCCATGGTCAGTGCAGAAGCAACGTCTGCAGAGCACATGATGATGTTGCCCTTTCCTCTACGAGTTCTCTGTGCGATTGCGTTAGCATCACGCTCGATCTGGAACAGAAGACCCTTGAACTTCTCAACCGACCAACGACCGTTGGAGTCGATGTCAAGGTCAAACTCACCAGCAGTTGCGGTGTTGACAGCAGCACCTTGCTCAGCAATCTTGTAGATGGTTCTGATGACTTCACGGTTGATCTCAGCAAGAATCTCTGTTGAGAGAATGTTTGCGAGCTCAGCCTCAGCATTCAGACCGTGGATTGCCTTAAGGTCCTGTGCCAGTTCCAGAGAGTATTCTGCTTTCAGAGCACGGCTCTTAGCAGTAACAGTGACCTTCTCGATCGAGAATGCCATCTGGTTGAAGGCAGTTGACCCAGTGCCATCAAGGCTTTCTGCGTCAGCAGTAGCCATGCCCTGACCGACATCGTATGCAGTCGAGGATGCGGTTCCAGTTGGGTTCAGAACTGCAGGGTTGGTTCCAGTTTGTGCCTGAGTAGTACCGAGACCTGCATTAGGATCGGTCATTCCGGCAGTCAGGGTTCTACCTGCGTTCTGTCCAGAGAATGAGGTATCTGCTTCGTCGAAGAGTGCCTCGTCTCCACCTTGGGTGGAATACTTGGAACGCATTGCGAAGATGAGTCCAGTAGGACCGGACATTGGTTGAACACCTGCGAGGTCATATGCGACCAGGTTAGGCATCGAACGACGGATCAGTGAGATCAGTACGGGGTCGAAACCTGCAACAGGTGAAGCAGCAGAACCACTAAAACCAGCATTGCCAGTTGAAGATGGGTCAGTGTTTACGTTTGGTTGCTCATAGAGCATTCCGCCATGCTCGAATGCGGATTGCTCACGGAGGAATTTTTCTTGGTTTTCCAGCAGGACTGCGGTTACAGCTCTACGATGAGAATCTTTGATCTCAGCGCATCCCTCATGATTGAGGAGAGGTGCCCACTTTTCCTGCAGATGCTCTGATTGGAACATTTGCTTTAAAGGGTAATGTTTGCGTTTGAGTTAATATTAAATTCAGGAGTTGCCAAAAGAACCCAGGGTTCTCAGGTATGCAGCCATTGAATCAGATACTGAAGAAGCATCTGAATGGTCTACTCCCTCAGAGAGGGTTTCAGTTTTAGCAGAGGAAGACTCTTTCTTGGAGGCAAAATATGACTCCTTGAGTGTTTCCAGTTTTTCACGATATTGATCTTCACTTTCAAACTCAACACTTTCGGAAAGTGAGGCGAGCTTCTCCTTCTGAGTGGACGCAAGTCCCTCAGAAATTTCATCAAGGATACCTTCTGCAACCGACTCTGCGAGACGCTTGTTCAGGGAGATATTCTTTTCGATTTGCTCGTTGAGTTTTGTCTCCATATCATCAAGTTTTTCTACCATGCTCTCAAGTACATCATATTTTTCTTCAGGGATTGATACATAATGTTCTTCAAAAAGACCCTTCATTCCTTCAAGGAATGATTCGGTCATTTCGGTCTTAAGACCTGCTTCAACTGCGAGTGCATTCTCTTCGAACCACTCGTCAGCAACATACTCAAGATAAGAATCTACACGCTCTGCGAGTGACTCTTTTGCTGCTTCGATTTCTTCTGCAAGAGTAGCAGCATAC